GAAGTGTAGATACCTCTATTATTTCCTGATATTAAATGTTGTCTTACATCAAAGTCAGGATTAGTTAAAACATAATCACCTGATTCGTCAAATGTTCTTCTTGCGAGTGTATCTTCAAGTACAGCGTATTCTGTATTTCTTACAATTGTTTTAATTTCACCATTTTCAACTCTAGCGATTTCAAAAAAGTTTTCGTCTTCTGTTGATGATAATGTTTTTTTAGCAAGTGTAAGTAAAATCTTAAATCTATGTGCACCAGGTGCATTAGCGTTTGATGAACCTGCAGCGTTATCATTTAATGATGCGTCATCATTTGGAGTTACAAAAGATTCTGTAACTGTAAAACCTACTCTGTAAGATGGTGTGTTTGTGTATTTGTCTAATATTAATGTAGAAGTATCAACTTGTACAAAAAAACCATTGATATAATATGTTCCTGATTGAACACCAGCGGCTGAACCAGTTGCTGTCGTATCTACAACTGCTGATAATGAAACACTATCACTATTTGTACCTGTTAATGTTTCACCATCTGCGAATACTAAATCAGTGTTATCTGTTCCTGTTTTATTATACTTTACAAAAAGTGTGTCAGGATCAGTACCATCTGTTGCTACTGTATTTACGATTTCCGCTGTAACACCTGAAGTACCACCTGTTAAAATAGTACCAGTTGTAAATTGTGCTAATGTGTTACCACTACCTAAACTTGTTAGTTTAACTGCATAGTAACTAGTGTCAATAGATACCTGTCCTGGAATAATCATCGCACCTTGTTTGAAAAGGTGGTCACCAACTCTTTCGATTTGGTTTTGTAAGATTGTTTGTGACTGTGTTAATTCTCTCGCTTGAACTGCAAATGATGGTCTAAAAAGTATTCTATGAAACTTCTTACTTTCTGTAAAGTCATCATAATATGGCGAGAGGTTAAAGTCTGTTGGACTTGGCATTTATTTCCCCTTTAAAATTCAATTACTAATTTAACATTTTCCGTCTGATCTGAAGCTCTTGTAATTGGCGATCTATTTTCAATGTAAATAACATCACCTTCATCAGCATCAATTTCACCAGAATTATAACCACTTGTAAAAACAACACTATCTACAGTTGTTGATGAACTTGATGGTGTTGCTGTAACTCCTGAACCCTGTCCTGTGATTGTATTAGTTCCTGAAAACGCTGTTAAGTTACCGTTACTATCTACACCTTCATCATTAAATCTAGTTTGAATATAATATAATATATTATTTGAACTATCCCACTCAACAACTTTACCAACTGCGCCAGTTGTCGCTTGATTGATTTCTTCATCAACTGTAAAGTCGCCTGATGGAGATGTTACTAAAACTGCTTTTGTACCTCTTAAAGTGTTTGCACTTGCGGCAGAACCACCACTTTTTGGATCTCTCAATAAAGTAACTCGTCTAAAATCATTTGCTGTTGTGAAGTCACCTGAGTTTGCTGCTTCACTTGCTTCAAAGTTAGTGTTCAACATTACAAAGTAACCACCTAATTCTTCAATGGCATTTGATCCGTGTCCGCCTTTTGGTTCAATAATACAATCTAATTCAGCACCTGAACCACCACCTGCAGAGTTTGTACCTGCGTTAATGTCGGCAACTGTGATGTAACCAAAAGTATAATCTTGGCCTATATTTGTTACTGTAACACTATCTATAGCACCACCTGAAATTTCTACTGATACAGTTCCTGAAGAACCATCACCTCTAATTGGAATAGCAGAAATTGTTGTACCAGATGTTGTTGTAAATCCGGTTCCAGCAGATTTAATTTTTACAATATTAATAGCACCATCAGTGGCAGCAGATGAAACAGTTGTATTTGTTGAAACTGCCATAAAATCTGTTGATAAAAAGTTAGACTGTTGAGCAGCTGATAAAGTGTACATATATTTCCACTTATATCCATCTCCAGTAGTAAGTATTGATGTTTCACCATCAGTAACTGATGGTTCTACTGTAGAATTAGCACCACTATTATTATCTAAACATTTAAACACTTGATAAGTTGAAGACACAACATAATAAGTCGCATCCCATAAAGTGGATGCACCACTATCTGATGTTTGTGTAGTAGTTGTACCTGTTATTCTATTTCCGTAGTCGTGTCTATAATAGTCATAAACTGTACCTGATGTCCAGTTTCTTCTAGGAATAACATAAGATATATCTGTTGTTGCTACTTTCTTTGCTGCTAGTAAGTCATCAAAAGTATAAAATTCTTCTTGTATAGAATCTACAGGTGTAAGTGGAGATGCGTCTGAACCCTCATTAACTGTACGAGAATCCGGTCTCGTTGATGTAGTAAAAGATTGAGGTCTTCCTATTCCTAAATAGAAAACATTTGATGAACCTGTTAACGCAGTAGAAAACTTTTCTGCGTTATGAAATCTAAATTTATTTGTTATTATTGCCGCCATTTTTTTATTCCTTATTCATATTTATACAAGTTTTCATTATGGTTTTGTAGGCCAAGTTACATTGTTTGCTTGTTCTACTGTTGTAATTCCGTTTGTTATATCTCTTAATGCTTGTCTATATGTAGTCATTTCTGTAGATAAAGTTTGGTCAGACAAGGCAAGGTAATCTGTTTCTGCAATTAGTTTATCTCTTTTAACCCTCACACTATATAAAACGTCTTCTAAATCAGCTGCTGTATCATAACTGTCTAATTGTGCGTCTGTTGGCTTAGCAACACCATCTATGTTCCATTCTTTGATGTAAGGACCTGATCCATCATCTTGTAATAGAACATCTTTCATAAAATCTACCTCATTTACTGAATTAGCAGCAAGGTATTTTTTTATTTTAGTTGAAAGTTGTGCCATAATTTATTTTCCTTATTCTATTAATTTGTATCCACCAAAGTATGTTCCTGTACTACTAGCCGTAATAGTTTCTGGATCAGCTGTTGTTTGGTAACAATATATCTCTACATAATCACTAGCTGATAAATTTAATATTGCTCCAGTAGAATGAGATTCTCCAGTTGGTTGATTTGGACTAGCTGTATCTAATATTTCTTTAACTATACTTCCGTTTTTGTATAAATAAACAACTCTTATGCCTCTATCATCTTGACCCCATTTAATTGAAGCATAAAAATAATATTTTCCACCTTTTCCAGCTGGCACTGTAAATTTATTTGAAGCAAAAGCACTATCAGAATCAAAAACTTCATTATTAAAAGTTACTAATGTAGCAGTAGCAGTAGATAAAGTTTGATTACTGTCAGTTTTACTAACTTCAAAATTTGGTGTGTTAGTTCCACCAGCACCAGTTACAGTTCCTGTAAAAGCAAAAGTATCTGTTAAATCTAATCCGTCAGCGTCTAATTTTCCACCTGTTTTAATTTGATTAGCAAATGTTCTTGTTATACTTCCCATATCTTATCCTATATTGGTAAATACCTAAATGTTATTTCTGCCGAAGAGGCAGGTGCTGTATTAAAAGTTAAAGTTGTTCCTGAAATTGTGTAGTCATCTGTAGGTACTAAACAAATCCCGTTTACAAATACTAACATATCATCAACTGCTCTACCACTATTTATCGTAAATGCTGTAGTTGAACCATCACCAGTTGCTGTGCCTTTTGAATATGTTAATGACGCACTTGCTTGAGTTAAAGTTAAAGTGTTACCTGAAACTGAAGTTGTTAAACCACCAGCACCTGCAACAATTAAAGTTTCACCCAAACTAACAGCGTCTTCAGTAGAACTGTCATCTCTAATTGTAATAGATGAATTTGCTAAATTAGCATTTGTAATCGCAGCTGTGCCAGATAAATTTGTATTTGTTAAACCTGTTATTGTGTTTGAACCAGCAGCAATAGATTTGTTTTGTAATACATCTGAACTTGTAGCAGTTATATAAGAACCTAAATCTGAAATGTCTGCTTCAACAACTGTAATTGTATTACTAGCAGTATCAATTGTTTTACCTGTTAAAACTTGTGAACCTGTAAGAGTAGCAACCGTACTATCAATGGCAACTGTCAATGTATCTGTGGCAACACCTGTTGTTGTAATACCTGTTCCACCTTGAACGTTTAAAGTATCTCCTGTTGAAATTGTTTGGTCAGCGCCACCATCACCTGATATTATAAAATCTGAAGAAACTGCAGCAGTACCTGGTTCAAATTTACCAGTTGATGAATTATAAACTAATGCTTGTCCATTTGTTGCACCAGATAAATCAAATGTGATTGTTGAACCATCACCTAGTGTTGAATAAACTTCAGTAAAATTAGAATTGATAATTTGACCACCAGCTCTTATCGTTGAGCCTGTTCCGTCATTATCTGTAACGCCTACGTTAACTGTTTGTTTCGCCATCTTTATTT